GGTATTCCTAGTAAAGAATTAACTAAATTTTTAAGAACTAAATTTTGTCTTGCTTATAAGAATGCTATTAATTTGTATTCTCCTTCTACTTCCCCCGCCGATGACAAGGATGGCGGCGTCCTGGCTTTGATCGCCGTGCGTGGCCGCCTGTTTGAGTTTGACTCTACTGACTTTCAACTGAATGAAATCACCGAAGGTGCCATCGGGTCGGGGGGCCTGATCGCCTTCGGTTCCCTCTACACAACTCGGGGGTACAAAGATATAAATAAAAGATTACGAATAGCAGTTAATAGTGCAATAGAATATAGTCCATCATGTGCTGGACCAATATATTTTGATAGCATTTAAAAATCTTTAATTATCTGCCTATTATCTGGCAAAAACTATATATTATCTATTAAAAAGTATTACGAATAACACAAAATAATGCCAGAATAAGGCAGAATAATTGGGCTATTTTTGTCATAAAAACTATTACGAACTATGCAAATATATGCCCATATTATAAAAAACCATTACGAACTATTGACAAAAATGCCCATATGTGATAAGAGGTAAAGGGCTATTGACATTACGATTAAAAAGGGGTATGCTCAATCACCCAATTTCCTCCATTTTATTCCACATTGGACCTATTACATATCTCTTATAACATGTTTATTACAATATTGTTCTATTTTATGTTCTTTATTATGTGCCAATATAGATATATTATGCCTATTGATATAGTTGTTATTAGTGTTATATAGGGAATTATGGTGTCCATATTTCTACCCCCGAATTTATGGCTTAGGGCCTTGCAAACCCCATATAAGAAAGATTAAAAAGAGGATTATGAACTCTAACATATATGCCTATTTTTTCTTGTACTTTCTCAAATCAGACTTATTATGATATATACCATTCATGTCCTTATCGTTAAAAAACATAGGAGATGGCATATGGTGAGCATTACGACTTCTATCAACCTTCGCTATTTCAATAAGAAACTTTTTCAACAATTTTAACTTAGCCATATACCCATTATACTCCAATTCAAAAAAGATTATAAAAACTATCATGTGGGTCAGAACACTCATGGGCATCCATAATCATAGCCACATCCTTCTGAGTAAAAAGATCAATATTAAACTTATACCCACATTTGTGGCACCTGGCCTGGTTATGGCCCCTGTCATCATCCCTAACCCGATCTATAATCCACATATCAAATATTCCATAGGAAAATAGCAGTTGCTATAGCCATACCAAATAATATACATATTAGGTTAATTAACATATAACTCCTTTCTACCCCCGAATTTATTTTTATTCCCTATCCTTGAATTTTCTTCCCTAGTTAGGACCTGTAAGTGATCTGGATTAACACAAGCCCTATTGCAACACATATGGTCAATAACCAGGTTTTCATCAAAATCTTGTTTAAATATTTTATAGGATACTCTATGGGCTAAACGCATCTCTCCTTTATATCTAAACTTTCCATATCCATTAAAAGTACTTGCTTGCCACTCCCAACACCCACCATCTTGCTTTTTAACCTTAGACATAAATCTTTCTTCAAGGCCTAGTCTTTTAGGCGATAGCCCATCCCTATACTGTTTTGAGGTTATCTTCCTACATACCTTACAAGATCTAAGTACCCAACCATCGTGACCATTTTTTCTCATTGTAATAACTGTGTTTTTTTCATTATACTCATGCCCTCTTGTGCAATGAGTTTTGAATGAATTGTAATGCCTTGCCTTACCCCTACTTCCATTTTCTGCATGAGTCAGTTGTTCAAGATGCTCTGGGTTAACACAGGATCTATTTTTACATATATGATTTATTTGCATCTTATCCTTTATCGGACCAACAAAAACTTCATACGAGACCCTATGGGCTCTTTTATTTTTATAGTTTATATTGTTTAAAACACCATATCCATTAGCATTTATAGTTTTTTTCCAGATCCAACATTTACTTTCTATTTCGCATATAACACTGGTAAGAATTAATATTTGATTATGGTTTAACATCATCTTCGTTTAATTCATCATCTATCAAAAGATAATCTATGTATGCTTGCATATCTAACATAGTAGCATCAACTGCTTTTACATATTCTCTAACGTCTGGATCTATATGGTTTTTAATTCTTTCTTCAAATTGTTTCATAGCCATTAAGGTACTATAGAAATCAGACATTATCCCTACCCTCAATTTGTTCTTCTTTATATTTAAGCCAATAGGGGATACCATTTTCATCATAGTCAGATCCAAGATTATTCAATATCTCATCATTCTGCTTTACATATCTTTTAATATAAGAAGCAAAATCTTCATCTGCTATATCTTTATCTACCCTCGTTCTTAGGATATCCTGAATATCTTCTGGGGTTTTATCTGGTTGATGCCACTCTACCACGGCCTATCCTCTCCACATTCTGTACAATAATCAAAATAGTTAAATCTATGCCCCCAAGGAACAATGCATCTATTTACCATAGATTTTTTTGGTATTGCCAAGACTTGTATTCTTTGTAGCAAATATAGGCTACCTGTAATGTTACTAACAATGCTATGTAATATATCATACTAAGTCCAGTTCCTTTCTACAGAAATCACATGGTTCTACCCCTGACAAACAAAGGGTATTCTCATCAATGATTCTTTGAGCCATCATAATTTCTCTACGATGCAGTGAGTCAAACACTATCTTATCTAACTTAAGATCTTGCTCTTCTCTATCCTCACGAAGATAGTTTGCTATATCAAATTCTTCAGACACCACTACCACCTTTTCTTATCTATGTGCTTACCCTTATTTGTATAATCAAGTATAGTGATTGCAACAGCAAAAGTCAATAGGGAGAATCCTATGAATGCTATGATCTTATTTAAGGGACTTAATTGCATGATCATTTCATACATATATTCGCCGAACTTCATTCTTCTTCTACCCAGTCTTTATGTAATAATTCTTGAGGGACTATTTTACCCCATTGATTTTCTATACCGATTTTCCAGGCTTCCTCAGCCGAAATCCAACCTAACAGTTTTACTGTACGATATTCTGCATCCGCTAACTTAGCACCCCAAATAACCCAATCAGGCTTTAAAATATCCTTTTCTCTAATTGTAGGACCAGATTGAGTTCTTACTCGCCTTACTTCAATATTACGACCCACATCTGGCATATCTTTATATCTTTTATGCTTTCTTCCATCCCAAACTGATCCATGCCAATACTGATTAGTATACTTTGCTACTGCTAATTCACATATGGCAGATGCTGCTTGAGCATTACGATCTTCTTCTTTATTATTATTTTGATAGTAAGAAGCATCTGACTTACCCCAATTTTCTGTAAATCTTCTTATCCCAACTGCATAAGCATGTTCATATTCCCAAGGTTCTAATTCAACTATCATATGTTATCTTCCCAGACTCTAAATACAACCATGCATGGATCTTCTCCATTTTCCCATGCTTGCTCTTCTTCATCTGTCATATATCCTGTGTCATGAGTATCACAAAATGCTTCTGATATCCATTTGTTGGCAAGACCTAAATCACGCCATTCAAAAAAATTAATCCTATTTTTATACTCTGCTTCAATTAATAGTTTGTGAGAGTCCCAGTTTGACCAGTCGGGCATAGTCATGCTAAAGTATCCCACTTATCTTCTGCAACAATCTTAAATCCTTCACTTCTTTCTAATACCAATACACTGTGATTAAATAACCCAAAGTGATCTTCTAAATTTTTAACTACCTTTTCTACGGGAAGAGTAGAGCAAGTATACAAGTCAAACTGCATAAATGCTGGGTCGGCTTCATCCCAAACATGCATAGCAATATGAGATGTTTCAATCATAACTACTGCAGTAAGGCCACGATTACCTTCTTTAGTTACATAAGAGGCAAAAGGTCCTTGAATTGTTTTCATTCCAATAGAGTCTACCAATGCTTGCATCCAAACCTTTGTTTTTTCTTCATCTGTTGGTGGAAGCAAGGTATATCCATTAATTAGTACATGATTATGAAGTGCCATATATATCCAATCTGTTAGGTATCTATAATATCAAACTTCAAACTTATTGTCAATAGCAAAGTAGTTTCCAAAACCATCCCAATAATCTTTATTAAATGACCAAAACATGGCTATGGTATATCTAGTTCCTTTATTAATTCTTTTAATACCGTGCCAGTATTCTTCGTTCCCTGGAAAAAAAGCAAATGATTTGGCTTTAGGTTTATATTCAATTCCTTGATTAGGGAAATATAACTCTCCACCATCATAGTCGTCATTTATATATAGTATTGATCCAAAATCTCTATATTTAAACTCATCACGAGTTCCAATATCGGCGTGGGGCTGTTGTTCATTTCCCTCTAACCATCTAACTAATTGTAAGCAATTTGGATAAACCATTCCAACACCAGTTGTATTACATATAATTTCTGCACATCTATCTCGTATATCCAACATCATATTTGCTACTTTTTTATTGTTGAATCTAAAATCTTCATACTCTATAACTCTTCCTGTCCAAAAATTATTATTACTTTCAAAGTCGCCATCTCTAAACTTTATTCTATCCCACATATGGGTATTATTTGCATATTCAACCAACAAATCTTTTTCTTCATCTGTTATAAAATCATATACAATGTTAATTTTGTTTTTATTCAACTCGACCCCACTTAATTTTATTCCAAATTCTTTCATGAAAATAGTATAAAATAATCTTAGTTAAAACCTCTACGCTTGCTATAGATGCTGCAATAAAAGGTTTTTTAGTTATTAGCAAAGATATTAAAAAAGTATCTAAGGTTCCAGTTGTTCTCCAAGTTAAGGCTTTTGTAAAAGACCTAAATTTAGTTGCATTCATAATCCCATTTGTTTTCTTTTTTCAGTAGCAGAAATAGCCTGTATATGTTCTGGCAATTCTACTTTTTCTATCAAATATCCCACATCTCTTCCATAAACTATGTTAGTTATATTAGGCATTTTCATAATAAAAGCATCATCTCTAAATTTGTGGATACCCTCTTTTACTTGACCAAAAGACATTGGATCTTTAATAGATGTGTTAAAAGTGCTTCTAACACCAACCACTACCTGATTTGTTCTTTTCTCTGCTTCTGAGTGAAGTGCGTCATGTCCTTCGTGCCATGGTTGGTATCTACCAAGCATCAATGTTGTAGGTTTTTTCCAATCTGTAAAGCCAAAATATTCTATAAACTTATAAACAGAATCTTCTACTGTTTCTCCAAATTCAATCTTCATATCCCAAGACAATGGACTTTCCCATATATTATTTGTGTCTTCAAATCTAGATTGTTTTATTCTATCTACCCAAACAAATATATCTGGCTTACCAAATGCTTTTCTAGTTTCAAATGTTGGACAAACAAAATCTGCAATAACTATTTGATCTTGACTAGATAGTAATCTTGATAAAGCACCCATTCTTCTTGATTGCTCTACCCTATCTTCCTTACTAAAACCTAAATCAGAATTTAAATCTTTTCTTACCTCATCAGCATTTAGATGAATAGCATTAATTCTTTCTGATAATTCTTTTGAAAATGATGTTTTACCACTACCTGGTAAACCTATAACCTGGATTATCATACTTTTCCTATCTTTAGATGATAGCGGGGGACTATACCGTCAACCCCGCTACCAATGATTCCCCTACTAAAAGGAATACTACTATTTTACTACAATTTCTTTTGGTTGTAAATGCTTTGGTAGATATTTTTTTAGACGTACTTTGAGTAGTCCATTTTCTACCTCGGCTGATTCAACTTCAACGTGTTCTCCTAGAGCAAATGTAGAAGAGAATGATCGTGTAGCAATTCCTTTATGTAGGAATTCTGTAGTATCTTCTCTTTCCCCAATTGTTCCAGAAACACGGAGTTTGCCCATATCCATCATGACCTTGACATCTTTTTTATCAAAACCAGCAACAGCGAATTCTAATTCAAATTCATTGTCATCAATTTTTTTGATGTTGTAAGGTGGATAATTTGAGATATGTTTGTTGAGGTCATTTTTTAATCCCATCAACTGATTAAATGCATCATCAAAACCTAAGAAAAAAGGTTCTAGTTGCATTTGTCGCATTAGTGAACTTACCATATTTTTGCCTCCTTTGCAGCGAGTTATTTGCTACCCCCCATTCGGCAGGGCAACTATAATATTATACCAGTCTATCTGGGATTTGTCTATCCTCTACTGAAAGAAGTTGACCTTGGTGGTGTGCTTGTATGTCTTTTCTAACCCAAGTCATTCCATAAGGATCTGTCATATTATTGACTCCCTCTCTTCTCAATAGCCTTTCAGCCATTGATTGAAATGTTGGATCATCACTTAAGTTTAGATAAGAATTGTGATACCAAGGTAAGTCATAGAACGCTGGGGAGTTTACTAAAAGCATTCCTGCTGTTGTCCAGTGTTCTTGTATTGGTGGGTCTTGACTAATTTGTTTTCCATTTAAACCATATTCTGGAACATTTACACCAACCAATGGTCTATCTACTTCTAATAACTTTTCAACTATTTGAGCATTTAAAGATATATCTGAATCTACATATAAGATTGCTTGATAATTTAATACCCCTAAATTTTGTTCAGTGCAATCTTCTCCCCAATGGTGTCCGCTAGTTATCCTATATCTTTGTGCAAACTCTCTAATTAGATTACGACCAGTTTCTATTCTTATCCATCTATTTTGAGAAGTTACTTTTGGCTGCATATCATTTATTGTATAAGTCCAGTAGTCTCCGTTAACTTCTTTTAATGCACTAATGACATCAGCAAATGGCTCTAGCCCTCTATCGTCTAATTCAAAAGAAGCAAAGAATTTAACATTTGGAAACATATTTATAATATTTATTTTATCTTGAAGCCAAGACATATGCTCTTTTCTATCACATTTCCAAGCAACCAATGGTGTTCCTATTACAAAATGTTTATTATAATCAATTGGCTTTAACATTTTTTCTACCCTTTATTTTTTCAATGTAATCTGAACATATTCCAGCATATCCGTAGCCCTTAAGAAACTTTGTACCATGTCCTAATTCTGGCATAACTAATATACAAGAGTCTGATGCTTTTAATTTACCAGGGTATGCCCAAACATATCCATTACTTGTTATAGTATAGTCATCTATGTTGTGAAAGAAACAATGAAGAAGATTATCCATGCACACAGATAATGCATCTGTATTCTTGCAATGTATCCAAAGTTTATGCTGTCTATCTTCTAACCATGCTAAATCTATTTTATACTGAGGCTTATCGTGTCCCAAATAATAAACACCATTGGAAACTCTAAGGTCTACCTCTACATCGAATCCATGATACAGTGCATAATCTATATACTCTGGATTGTTTTCTTGTTCTGGTACTGGTCCATTTAGATTACCACGATGTGCTATATAAATCATTTTTCAACTTGAACCCAAATCCATTGACGATGATTATCGCCAGGCCCTGTTGGTCTAAGATCTGATTTATAATTTTTAAAACCAATCTTATTTAACAAATCATCCTTTAATTCTTCTTCGTCTGTAATGCTAACATCAGCATGTCCATTTGTACTTGCTGCCTCATAAACATTGTCATAATATTTTGCTGTAGGAATGTTTTCTTTTCCACCGTAGCCCATTTGAAAGCAAAGTCTTCCACCTGGCTTTAGTACACGATATGCTTCTTTTAGTATATTAAATCTAATTTCATGTACACAGATATGTTGAAAGCAAATGACTGCAAACATAACATCATAAAAATTGTCTTCTATCATAGATAGATTGTCTCCAGATGTGTGGTATAGATTAGGTATAGATATATTATTATGTTCTAAGTTTACTTTTGCCTTATCAAGATTAATGCTAGATATGTCTACCCCATCAATTCTTTCAAATCTGTTATTAAACTTTACTATGTTCCTGCCTGGACCACAACCGTAATCTAAGGCTACCATGCCTGTTGTATCAAAGTCTTTAAATAAGTATGTGTCGTAATCTTCCCAATTATTGTGACCATCATATGATCCAACTACTGGATCTCTAAACTGTAAACTCCAAATTGCAGCATACTGATCATAATATTTATTTTGCATATTTAGGTAATCTTGTTTGTTTCTATTCATTAGTTATTCTCCAAGTAGTAGTTTAAATCTTCTGGGGTTCCTATACCCCACATCTTTTCTATCTCTTTTACTCTTATCTTTTTATTATCTTGTATTGCTTGATTGAATACTGGACAAACATAAAACTCATTGTTTGTTCTAATATCCGAATCTATCATTTCTTCAGCATATTTAACATAATCTGATCCATGCTTCCAATAATAAATACCCACTGTCGCATTATCTGAGATAGGATTCTTTTCTGCTACCTCTGATACAAAACCATCTTCTCCAATCTTAGCATAAGACCATTTAGGATGTGTTGCTTTAAAGGTTAAGATACCACCGTCAATTTCATCTGCACCAAATGCATAAAGACACTCATTACTGTTCCATTCAACTATTTGATCTGAGTTAGCAATTAGTAATGGCTCTTCATTATTTATATATTCTTTTGC